GTTCTGGGCATCGCCTATCGGCATTATTACCGGGCTGGCTATCGCCATCGCATTGTTGTACGACGATTACAAAACCTGGAAAGAAGGCGGTAAGAGCCTAATCGATTGGGCAAAGTGGCAACCGGATATTGAACAGGCGAAAAACGCGATTCTCTGGATCAGGGATAAGCTTATCGAGCTGAAAAATCATGTCGGCGGCTGGCAGCATGTGCTTGAAGGTGTAGCCGTTTATATTGGCGGAAAATGGGCGCTAGGCATTTTAGCCGCTGTTGCCCGGGTAACGAGAGGGTTTGGCCCGCTGCTGGCCGCCATGGCTCTTGTGGATGCATGGAAGAAGGTCGGCGATCTGCAAGATGAAGCCAAAGCCAAACATATGACGCCGGGCCAGCTCTTGATTCAACGAGAAAAGGAACAGCAACAACGCAATCAGGGGAAAACATTTGTTAACGGTCTTATCGGCGGAGTTATTGACTGGTGGCATAGGGGATTAAATCAGCAAATCACCATCCCGAAAAACCTTTCGGATGGGGCTGTAACGCCCGAGCAGCAGGCTGTTACCGATTCCATGAAGGAGTCAGCGCTCGATACTAAAAAAGCGGCAGAGCAGCATGCTCAGTCCGCGAAACGGATTAGAGAAACCAATCTTCCTCAAGTCGTTGCCAACCAATTCTCTGACACCGTTAAAAAGCTGAATGACTCGTCGTTTGCGCAAAATGTGGCCGACGCGCTTCTTTCTGCGCTACAGGTTATCAGCCCTCTGTCTGGTAACGCTCAGCCGGGTACAGGTTTGATGGGTAATCGCACTGGCGCACCAAGGCCCACCGCTGCCGGTTCGGCACTGCTGGGATGGATGCAACCGGTGCTATCTCAACTTGAAACGCTCTATCATCTGCCCACTGGATTGCTGCGCGCTGATGCTATCGCTGAGTCAAAAGGTGATCCGAACGCCGTTTCTCCGGCCGGCGCTGAGGGGTTATTTCAGCTAATGCCGGATACGGCGCGCAAACTTGGGCTGCGGCCCGGTGACGCCTTCGATCCGATGAAGTCCGCCCAGGCGGCGGCGCAACTGTTGAGTAAATTGATCAAGCAGTACGGCAATCTACCTGATGCCTTACGGGCTTATAATTGGGGACCGGGAAATATCCAAAAATACGGCATGGCTTTGATGCCGCAGGAAACCCGCGATTATGTTCCTCGGGTGATGAGCAATATGCCAGGCGGCGGCATCCAGCAGGAAACCAACATTTATATTTCTGGTGTTTCTGATCCATTGGCTGCGGGACGGGAAGTGGCTGGGCGCCAGACGGGGGTTAATTCCAGGCTGGCGCATGACATGGGGACAACACCCAGATAATGGACATTCTCTCTGCATTATTTACCCAGACCAAACGCCGTATCGGCGTATATGTGCCGAGTGTCGTCATATCGGAAAAACATAGCGACACACTGGAAATTACTGAACACCCTGTGGAACGGGTGACAAGCGCTAACGGGGGCGCCAGTTCGTCAGGCGCGGGTTTTATCGCGGACCATGCATACCGGCGTCCGTCCGATGTCACGATGGAGGTAGGGTTTTCCGGCGGCGGCTCACTGGTGGATTTTGCCGATACCTCTTCAATCGGGCTTAGCCTTGGCACAAGTCCGCAGGAAACCTATCAGCAGCTTCTCGATCTCCAATCAACGCGAATCCCTTTTGATGTCATTACCGGTAAACGCACCTATCACAATATGCTGATGCGCATTATTGAGGTAACGACAGATAAAACCACTGAAAATGTATTGATGTGCGTCCTGACGTTGCACGAAGTGATCATCTCGCAAACGCAAACTATCCAGGTGGCAGATAAGGCTGATATGACCCAGGGTGTCAGCACGGCCGCCGTACAGAATACCGGGACAAAATCGCTGACGCAGCCTACCAGCTCGCTACTTTCATCTGCAAACGGTGCGCTGGGCGGCATTCCGGCCAGTGTCCTTTCGTCTCTGGGGATGCCCGTAAAATGAACATTCAGGAAATTCCTCTCACAGCGGATAACCAGCAATTTAATATCGCCCTGGGAAACTTTACCGGACAGGTGAAATTGATTTGGCGCGACGCGGCTGGCTGGATAATGGATTTGCTGGACAGCGGGGGCAATTCACTGCTGACCGGCGCGCCGTTGGTCTCTGGCATCAACCTGCTGGCCCAATACCCGCAACTAGGCATTGATGGTGTGCTGGTGGTGATCAGCAACGACGAAACCCAGGAATACCCGACGAGCACAAATTTGGGCGCCGACAGCCATTTATATTTTGTACAGGAGTAATCATGTCTCAAAACTGGATGCGTCATTTTGAGCTACAGCTTTTCAATGAAAAAGGGCAGGGCATTTCCCTTTCTGATTTTAAAGTGACATTTCGTATTGAGTGGGCCGATACGCGATGGCCCCGCGTGGCAAACGTCCGTATCTATAATTTGTCGACGGCCACCAATAACCGGATATTGGGACAGGAATTCTCAAAAATAAAAATCATCGCCGGTTATGACGGTATCGCACCGGCGGTGCAGGCAAATCAAGTCGGCGCGGTCAAGAACATCAACGCCGACCAGGTGGGACAAACTGGCGGTGAAAATTTTGGGATCATTTTTAACGGCGATCTCCGCTTCACGGTAACCGGCAAAGACAATATTACCGACAGTTGGATATTGATTCAGGCCGTTGGCGATCATGAAGCGTTCTTATATGCCAATTCTTCTCTGACCCTGGCGGCCGGTTATACCGTGGCCGACCTCTATAAGGCCAATCTGGCGGGATTTGGTGAATATGGAATAACGCAGGGGGCTACCGGCGATATGCCGACCACCGTCTTTCCCCGCGGCATTACCCTGTATCACAAATCGGCCGATGTCATGGATGATATTGCGGGGATGTGCAAGGCCACATGGCAGATGGTGGACGGACAGATACAGATGGTGCCGGAAAATGCGTATCTCTATGAGGCTATCCAACTAAATTCGAATACGGGCCTTATCGGGATGCCGCAGCAGACCATGGGCGCTGGCGTGAATGTCAGATGCCTGATTAACCCCAATATCCGTATTAACGGGCTGGTGGAAATTGATCAGGCGTCTGTTTACCGGGCCTCTCTTTCTAATCAGGATGTGGCCGCAGCACCAGGGCGCGTATCAGAGCAGAATGTGAACGGTAATCAAGTGATCCAAGGCACCCCGGCAAATCCGTCCAGTGTCGCCGCTGATGGTGTTTATATTGTCAAGGCCATAGATTATACTGGCGACACGCGAGGGCAACCGTGGTATATGGATCTGATGTGCTTTGCGCGCGGGAATGCGGGATTGATGTCTCAATCCACCCTTGAAAAGGCTTATACAGGCCAATGATGAAAAAGATATTGGTTACATTACTATTTGTGACCCCGATGGCGATTGCTGGTGGAATGCAGTGTGGCCCATTTCATCTTGAGGCCGCTGGTGATGGGTTTATGCACATCAATGGTCAGCGCCCCGAAACACAAAAATTAACTTTCTTGAAGCAAAAAGAAGATTATGAAAATTTGATGCTTCAGTGGATGGTGCCCACCGCTGAGCCTGGTCACTGGTTCGGTATGGATTACGTGAAAAAGGACGGTAAGGCCATTCTTAACGTGCAATTGGTACAGGCGAACATGGACGTCCCGCGGATATACGGGACGTATGATTGTGTGAGGATGAAGTAACCTATCTGATGGTAGGTTTTAGTTATGGTAACGACCGCATCACAAAATCCAAGTTTCCCCCTTCAAATTCAGAAGTCCAACCACAGGTATTACAATGGAAAGGAAAATCGCTGAACCCGCTACCGACCTGTTTAAGACAGTTGGGACAATAAACCGCTTTGATGTATCCACCAGAGGCATCTTTTCTAAAGGCCGCTCCCATGTGCTGGACAAACTGATCCTTTGCCCGATAAGCCGCTATTTCATTTTCAAGTTCCAGGTTCTTTGCTTTAAGCTCGGCAAGTTCTGTTTGGGTAGCTTCGCTGGCTTTCTGAATTACTTCAATCTGCTCGTAAATGAAAGTGATTCTCTCGCGAAGGACTGCGTTACTTTGAACGGTCGAAAGCGCCCCGATAGCGCTTTTGATCGAGGTGATAAATAGACTAATGTCCATGAAATCATCCTTTGTTTTAGTGGGGATATCAGCCTAACCCGAGCTTTGTTACACGACTATCCTGACATTTGATCAGTTACCCGCCTTGAGCGGGTTTTTTTATGGAGTTTTTATGCCCGTACCACTTCAATCCCAAATCGGCGGCGAACAGCAAATGATTAAGGCAATCAGCGACAGCATAGCGGCTGGCCTTCGCGTGGCGCTGCCGGGCATCATTCATTCGTTCAACCCTAACACCATGACCTGTGTTGTGCAGCCGGCCATCAAGGGACAAATCAACGGCGCATCGACAATCCTTAAGCCACTGGTCGACGTGCCGGTTATTTTTCCGCGCGGTGGTGGCGTTACGCTGACGTTCCCGGTTGCGGCCGGCGACGAATGCCTGGTGATTTTTGCCGACCGCTGCATTGATTTCTGGTGGCAGTCTGGCGGCGTTCAGGAACCGGTATCCGGCCGGATGCATCATCTTGCGGACGCTTTTGCTATTGTCGGTCCGCAGTCGCAGGCAAAGAAAATCAGCGGCATCAGCACAACTACCGCGCAATTTCGCAGTGATGACGGTCTGGCCTATCTGGAAATTAACCCCACCACTCACGCCATGAATATTGTGGCGCCAGGTGGTCTAAACGTCACCACGCCGACCGCGACATTTTCAGCAGCAGTTACCGTCAATGGTCTGTTTACGTTCTTGGGCGGTATGGTTGGTAGTGCTGTTTCTGGTGTGGCCACCAAGATCACCGGTGCCATCAATTTTATTGGCTCGCTGACGTCGAATGGCAAGGACATCAGCAATACCCATACCCACAATGAAGTCGAGAGTGGCAACGACAGTACAGGCGAGGTGAACTGATGCGATACAGACGAGAGGACGCAAACGGTGATTACACATTCGGCCAGGGCGACAACACCTTTTTAGTCAACTCGCCCGACTGTGTGGCCCAAGCCGTTTTTACCCGGTTTCAGCTCTGGCAGGGTCAATGGTTTCTCGATACCACTGAGGGGACACCTTACCTTCAATCTATCCTCGGCAAACAACAGGCGGCGGTCTACACCCTGGCCGTGAGCGATCGCATAAGCGGTACACAGGGTGTGAATTCCATTCAATCACTTGACTCAAACAATGACGGCACCACACGCCGCCTTTCATTTACCGCGACCATTGACA